AGGGCCGAATCCCGCATTTACTGCTTTATTGTCTAGGGATACGATGTCCTCTTTTCTATAGACCTTGTTTGCAGATACCATCTTTCTGCAGAACTCTCTGCTGTTGGATCCTGCTTTCTTCGGTGAGTATTGGTATCGTACTAGGAACTGCACTCCGTCTTTCTCCGCATCCTGCTCGCTCTTCGCTCTAGGTCGTGCCGTTCCGGTACTTGCTAGGCCGATCATCTTGTCTAGGGCCTCCTCTTGATCGTAGTCGACCTCTCTCTCGTCTACAAGTTCCCACTCTTCTTCGTCTATCTCTTCACCTAGGTCAATCAATGCGTCTGCTACGGCATTGAATGCCTCTTCAGGTACGCAGTTCGGCACCTTCTTGCCGTCCTTGGTCTTCATACCGACCATAACGTACCCTGGCTCGCAAGGATCGTCTTCGTCTTTGAGTTCTGTCTTGCATCCGCAGTCTGATGATAGCTTCTCTCCTGTCTCTTTCTCTGTTTCTTCCTTTGTTGCTGCTGCACTACGGTCCGTAAACTCTAGAGGCTGCAATGTGCGGAAGTATAGGTCCAGGTTGATGTCGTTTACTGCTAGGATCTGCTCGATCGCATTGATCAGCAGCTCCTGGAATGGACGAATCACTGTATTGTCGAATAGCAGGGTTGCTGTTTCGATCTCCTCGGCATTGTTTCCTAGTCCGGAGTTATCCTTGATACCTAGAAGCATTGGTGATGTCACTCGGTGTGCTACCATCAGCTTCTGCATTGATTCTCCTGATAGGAACTCGTATTGTGCTGCTGCGTCCGACAGCTGCACCGGGTCGATAGTCGCTGCTAGCTCTTTGCTCTCATTAAAGGCAATGATTGCTCGGCCTGCATTGCTTGATCCTGACCACTTCTCGAGAATGCGTCTCTCGATCAGCATACGCTCCTCCTCATCCGGCACTCCATTGTTGAAGTTGATCAACATACTCGGAGCCATACCGTTCTTGATGTTGTTCAGGTGGTAGTTGGCTATCTCTTCTTCTAGTTCTGCATATGGAAGGCCTCCTTGGTAGTCTACCGGGCTGTAGTAGTAGAATCCTGCTTTGTAAGGACGTACCACCAGGATCTCCAGGCTTTCATTGCTCTGACCGAACGCAGGGATGCGTTCCGGTTTGTATTGTGGGCTTACCTTGGTCCAATCAGCGCAGTGGTAGTATCCTTCGATGTCTCCATCGTCATTCATCTTCTCTGCACGTAGTGTTTGGATCGGCATATGTTCTACCTGGGCAACTCTTCTGTCTTTTGCGTAGATAACCTGGAATGCACATTGGCCCATCATTTTTAGATCGGCTGCCACCTTGCGTAGGCAGTCCGGATGTATCAGAGAACGCATTTGAGCGTACTCATTAGGCTTTTTGTTGCTGTCTGTAGCGTCTATACCCTTTCCATAGATTAAGTCGCTGATAGCGTTTACAATGGCGTTGTTCGTAGGGCTACCGTTGTACCTGTCTATCAGGTATTGGTAGTAGTTGTTATCCTCTCCGTATTCAACGTAGTCCTTATTGCGTTGCTCGACAATCGCAGGTCGTGTGTAGCTAGAAAGGTTAATGCTGTGTACCTTCATTATATCGTAATGTATTCGTTTGCGTTAGCTTTTGCGTAGGAAGTGTATTGTCCCTCGTTTGTAGTGTACTTCTCTAGGTCCGTCTGATCCGTGCAGAAGATTTTGCCTCTGTAGATCTCGGTTCCTCCTTGAGTCACCACAAAATAATAAAAAATCCCTTCCGCAAAAGTAAACGTTCCGGTAATGTTCATATAGTTTCCTGATGCTACCGGAGTGATCGTCTCCTGATCTGACGTGTTTGTCGTTTCATTCGTTACTGTCACCACCACCTGGTCCGTGGTGTATGATCTAGGAACGAGTTTCAGGAGTTGATTGTCTGTTCTTACTATGTGCATATATAAATAACTGAAAATTTCAGTTTTGTCCAAAAAAAAAGGGACGGCTCATTGCCGTCCCTCTTGTTTACTACTCTTGGGCTGATTAAGAGTTAGTTCCTTCAGTTACAGTGACTGTTGATGAAGTCAATCCACCGAATGGTGAAGCAGCAGTCGCTCCGTCTAGGAAGTTAGCCGGTAGCACCTCTTGCGCTGTGAATGTCAAGGTGTAACCTGATAGGTCACCCATTGCTGCACCTGTAACGATAGTTCCTCCGGTTACCTCTGCACCGTGCTCTAGACCTACTGCGAAGCAGTTATCGTTGTAGTCTTGAACAAAGATCTGTGGACGACCGTAAGCTAGTAGCTTGATCTCGTTGTTATCTTCCTTGCTTAATTTAGGCAAGGTAAGGTTTAGTGTTTGCTCGAAGAACGTTGTTCCGTTCTCACGGCTTGAGTTGATTGCTTGCTCGAATGAGCTGTTTCCTTTCAACTCGTACTTGTATACCGTGAAGTCTGCAGAGAAGTCTGTGATCTCACCGTCTGATCCTAGTGTCGCTGTTCCTGCGTCACCGTAGTCAGCGAAGTATACTGCTGTGATACCACCTACTACGTCTTTACAGGGTGCCTTACGGCCTTGTGTTAAATCGCACGCCATTATTTCTTTTCTTTTATTCGTTAATCAAAAAGGGCAGACAGGCTTTTGCCCACCTGCCCTTCTATTCATCTATGTTCTACTTCTTAATTGTAGAGTACGATTTCAGAGCCGATACCGTATTGGATACCTGCTGTGAAGCGCATTACCACACGTACGTTTTGCGATCCGTCCAAGTCAGCCATATCGATTAGCTTAACTTCGTTGTGGTCGCTCAACAAGCCTGTACCGAAGAACAAGTTGCTCTTCTGTGCTGCTGCCATAGTATCGTCAGCAAGACCAGGTGCTACGAAGATTTTTACACCGTCGAAAGCCAAGTCTTGACCGTTGAACCAAGTAGTACCTTGGTTATTCACACCATTCGCACCCAAGCCTGATGCACCGAAGCCGCCAAGAGCACGAACGTAAGCACGAGCAACGTTCTGTGATACGTACAAGTACAAGTCCTCTTTGCCGTATACAGCAGTTGGGATTGCGTCTACCACTTTGCCCATCTCTGTGATTACGTTTGCAGCAGTAACAGCAGTACCTGTTACGTCTACTACGTCAGAGTCAGCTTCCCACAATGTTTCGAAGCCATCGAACTCACCTGCAGTAGCGTTAGTACCTTGCCAGATGTTTGTTTCCATCTTCTCTGCAACTTTAGCGATCACGTGACCCAATAGGAAGTCAGCGAAGCTCGGAGGCAATTGATCGTAGGCAGAGTAGCCCATTTGGATTGCTTCCCAATCAGAACGGAAGTCTTTCTTACAAAGCTCAAGGTTCACTTGGAACTCTTCAGGTTGCAAGATGCGCTCTGTCAAGGTTACTGTTGAAGTATCAGCGAAGTCACAAGTAGCATCTTTGACGATTGCGTCAGTTGCTAGCTTCTTCATTACTTCTTTGTACTTCACATTTGGTTTAACGGTAATACCACCGCCTTCAATTGTGTCGGCAGACAATAGTGCTGCTGACACGTACTTACCGGCAAATTCACCTGCGTAAGTTGTAGTAATAGATACTGTTGTAGCCATTTTCTATTCGTTTTTTATTAATTATCTGTATTTTCTGTGAAAGTCATTCAACTCCTGGATGTTATAAGTTAGCTCGTCTAATGCTGCTAATCCATTATCTAGTTCAGGAATATTGTCAGGATTGATACCGAGTGCTTCAGCTGCTGACGCACCTTTGTCGAGCTCGCTTGCTAGCTCGTTAGCAAGACCTTCTCCTTCATTTATCAATCGTTTTGAATCATCTAGAACTCTCTCGAGGCGATCAGCAATGTCAATTAGCTCGCCAAGGTATTCAGCGGCATCGTCAGAGATTTGAACTGATTTTCTATTAAGTGCTTGAACATTGTCAATCGTACCTAGCTTCACTTCCTGTGACGCTAGTTCTTCTTGTGGCTTGGTCATCTCTGACCAAAGTTTTGTTAGTGCTTTCATTATCGCTGTGAGATTTTAGCAAGTACTCGGTCCAGGGTAGTGCTCTTCGCATTGTGTGCGAAGGCTTTCATTGACGGCTGCTGCTTAACTTCAGGATTTGACTTGATAGGCTTCGCAGCCGGTGCAGCTGAAAGCTCCTCTTTAGCCTCTTCTTTAGGCTCTTCGCTCATCTCTTCCTCTTTCGGAGACATCATTGCCTTGATCTCATCGATCATTCCTTTGAGCTCATCGATTGCTGCGCCTAGCTCTTCTTTTGTTGCGTATCCCATCTCTTCTTTCTCTTCTTCCTCTGCTGCTTCTACTTCTTCAGCTGCTTCTTCTGCTGCCGGCTCTTCTTCTCCTGCTTCACGTAGTTCAGCGATAACACCTTCTTCCGCTACTACAAGCACCTGGCCGTTTTCCAAGTCATACTCTCCGATCGGTAGAGCTACTCGCTCGTCTTCCGTTACGATGAATACTGATTCACCTGCTTCGAATGATTCTGCTTCGATTACTGTTCCGTTCTCGAGCTTTACTTGCTCGAGCTTCACTTCCTCT